TTAAAAAAATTCAATGCTGTTGGTATGCCTTGTACATCTAAAGAGTTTAACGACTTACGAGATGGAAAAGAAATAGCACTACCTAGAGAAACAGCAGAACTAATGCAATCAATGGGCTTGGTTCAAATGATAGAAAAAAAGAACAAAAAGAAAACAAAGGAGAAATAGATGGCTATAAGTTCAAAAGTCGTTCCCATTAGCAAGGTTGTAGCTGGTATCAAGGCTGAAACTTCATTTGGGGTGGGTTTAGATTCAGCAGGAGATGAGGGAACAGCCTTCAGACAATTACCAATAGTTCAAGTTCAAAAACCAACATTTAATGTTACTAGAGAATCAAGATTGTTATCAGGTAGAGGTTTGGTTAAGAATTACAATGACACAATACTTAATACAAGAGGTGGAACAGTTACAATGCCTTTTGAAATGATTGCAACACCTAAATTACTATCTCAACATTTAGCTTTAGTTTGTCAAGAGCATAGTGAATCAGGCAGTACAATTCACAAACACGAGATAGGTGGTGAAGGCACAATGCTAACAGGTGTTGGTGGAAGCATATCAAATAATCTACCACATAGTGTAAATCTTGCTTATGAAGTAGCAGGTGCAAATTCAGGTGAAGGCATTAAAATAACAGGTGCAGTAGTATCTGATTTAGCACTATCACTTGATTATGGAACAAATGGTGGTTTTATGACTATGAGTGGTAACTATTTTAGTGGCTTTTCTAATCCTGTTTCAACGGGAACTGTTTTAGAACAATCTTTTGCAACAAGTAGTTGGACAGCACCCGAAACAACAGGCTATTATAATATTGGTGATATATCAACTAAAACATTAACCTGTGATGATGGTGCTAGTCAAGATTTAGTATTAAAATCAATGAATATAAATATTTCTAATGGTGTTAATAGAGTTGGTTTCAATTCAAATGGTGATGCAGAAAGTTATGCTATACCTGAATATGTTGTTACAGGAGATATAACTATTAAAATGGACGATAATTTTGCATACGAAGGTGCAAGAAATGTTATACAAGATTTCCTTGATGGTGATACATTACCTCTTGTTGTTAATATTGGTGATGGTACTTTATCATCAGTTGGAGAAGCTAATATTGAAATGAATATTCAATATACTGGTGATCCTACACAAGACATAAGTGAAGGTGGGATATTCCATACATTACCTTTTGAGTGTGTATCTAAAGGAACATCAGACAATGAAGAAGCATTTGAAATTCAAATATTCAATGGAGAATCACAATCAGCTTGGTAAACTGAATAAAAAACGAGGTAGAGAATGGCGAAGATAAAAGTTAAAGGTGAAGGGTTTAAACCTTTTGATATAGAAATTAAAGAATTAAACCTAACAGAAAGAGCAGAAATAAATGATTTAATATTTAGCCAAGAAGTATCTAAAAACTTCAGCTTTTGGTTAGATATTATAAAAAGAGGAACTGATCTTACTGAAGATGATATTAACAAGTATTCTAATGATGAATTATACGGATTAGGTGCTAGTATCATTGTTGAGATGAATAAAAAAAAATAGAAGAAATACTATTTTACATTAATGTATGGATTTCTATTAAAGGATTCAACGGAAGTGGACACAATGGTTTTGAATATCCTTATACTGCAATCTCACCAGTAGATGGTAAGAAAAAAACATTTGTTTCAATAGATGATGTATATGGAGAATTATTAAATTGCAATTCAGAATTAGAGCAAAAAAATATTAAAAATAAATCTGAAACATTGTATGTAGAGCATTTTTATTTTGCTAATACTTATGAGTTAATTGACAAAAAGATACAACAAAGAATAAAAGAGTATAACTACTGCAAAGCCTTTAAATGCCCTCCATTTCCTTCATTAAATGAAACACCTGCTAAAGTAGTAGATGAATTTTTAGAGATAGAAAACATAATGCTTAACATTAGGAAAGAAAAGAATGGCTAATAAAGTACAACAAATAATAGAAATTATAACTAAAGGTGCTAAAAAATCTGAAAATGAAGTTAAAGGTGTTTCTAATGGTTTAAAAAATCTAGCTAAACAGGCAACAGTTGCAGCAGGTGCTTATATTGGTGCAAGAGGATTATTAAGTGGAGTACAACAATCAACAGATTTGTTTGCAAAACAAGAATTAGCTGAAAAGAAATTAAGGTTTGCAGCAGGTGCATCAACAAATCAACTTATACAACAAGCAAAAGCATTACAATCAGTTACTATATTTGGTGATGAAGCTTTAATAGCACAACAAGCTTATGTTAAATCTTTAGGTATATCTACTGAACAAACTAAAGAAATAATTGCTGCATCAGTTGATTTAGCATCAGCAATGGGTATATCTTTAGAAAGTGCTGTAATGAATACCACAAAAACATTAAGTGGTATGCAAGGTGAATTAGGTGAAAAACTACCTGCTGCATTTAAACAATTAACTGCTGAACAACTTAAGGCAGGTGAAGGTATTGAATTTATTAGAGAGCAATTCAGAGGAACTGCTGAAGAAGAAACAAAAACATTAACTGGTGCATTAGAACAAATGAAAAATGCTATGGGTGATGCAGGTGAAGAAATTGGTAATTTTTTATCTCCAGCTATTGAAAAATCAGCAGGGTTTTTTAAAAGTGCATCAGAAAATGTAGGTAGTTTTTTTAGAAGTTTAACTGAAACAAAATTAGACACAACTATAAGATTATTAGAATCATTAAATGTTGAATCAGAATCATTAATAAAGTTAAAAAATTTACAAATAGATGGTGAAATTAAAAAACTTAATATAGAGTTGCAAAAATCTAACAAAGAAGGACTTACAGCAGAGCAAATTGAAGCAAGGCTAAATGCTATACAAGAATCAAGAATAAAAAACACAGAAAAATTAGGTGATATATTGCTTAACACAACAGATGAAGAAAGACAAGTTTTAAGATTAAAAAGTAAATCACTAGATGTTAGTATAAAGGGTATGCAATTTAGCAAAGATGCTGAATCAGTTGCAAGGAGAGTAAAAATAGTAAATGCAGAAAAATTAGAAATAGACAAACAAACAGGTGATTTCCAAGAAAGAACATTAGAAAATTTAACAAGAGAAGAAAATAGATTATTAGAATTAATAGAACCTATAACACAAATTAATATGTTAAAAGCACAGCAATTAAAAATTGAAAAAGATATAAAAGAAACTCAAAATGTAAATGAAGATGTAGAACCATTTACTAAAGATGAAGATGTTGAATTTTTTGGAGAAAATGAAAAAAAATCTTTTGATGATTACAGTGAAGCTATGTTTAATAAAATGGTAGTTGATGAACAATCAAAACAGCAAGAAGAAGAAAGATTAAGATTAAGAAAACAATTTATAGCTACTTATCCTGAAGAAGCAGCACAGCTTGGTATGCTTACAGAAGAACAAGCAAAACTAGAAAAAATAAAAGAAAAATTTTCATTAAAAGCTAAAGCAGTTAAAATAAGAGAAACATTATCTAATACTTTTCAAGGTGCTAATGCTTTATACAAACAATATGTATCTACCTATCCACCACCACTTGGTCAAATTATAGGTGCAGCAGCTTATGTAGCAACAATTCAAAAAGGTAAAAAAGACGTAGAGCAAATTAAAAAAGCACAATATGGTGCTGACTTTGTAACATCAGGACCTGAAATGTTAATGGTTGGTGAAGGTAGTGGACCTGAAAGAGTGCAAGTTACACCATTAGTTGATCCTAATATAGATGGTCCACAAGGACAAGGTGCTACTATAAACATAACTGGTAATGTTATGTCAGATGATTTTGTTGAAAATACATTAATAGAAAAGATTAGAGAAGCTACTAGAATGGGTGAAAATCTAGGTGCATAATGCTTAAATTATCTAAATTTTTTAAAAATGATACATTAGGTGATAGCCAAACTTTAAAACCAATTATATCAATAACTGATCCTCAAACAAATAATGTTTTATTTACACTTACACAAGACAAAGATGAAATATTAGATAATAACGGAGATAAGCTAGATATTATAAGCAATATAAGTAAAGTATCAAATGTTAGATTATCTACTGATTATGATAGCAAAAAACTTAAAATAAATAGACTACGTTGCACACTATACAACTATTATGATGTAAACACTAAATTATCTGAATACATAAACAATTCTATTACTAACAAAAACTTATTTTTATTTTATAAATCACCAACAACTAATGTATTAAACACAACTGCTGATATAGGTGATTATGATTGTGCTATGGTGTATAAAGGAGAAATTAGCAGAATTGAATTTGATAGTGATACTCTAACTATTTTAGCAGAGGATAAAACACAATTAAAAATATCAAATAAAAAAGTGCCTTATATGAGTACAGAAAGATTAGATGATGTTATTAAAAATAATTTAACACCAAAATACAAAAAAGATGATGTAGTAGTTCCTATGACATTTGGTAAAGTAGACAAAGCACCTACAATATCTTATTATGCACCAAACACAGAAAGAGAAATGACAATTTTGTTTGATGTTTTTCCAACACATAAACAATACAAAACTGCAAAAATACCATCATTATTAACAGGTAATTTGTTTAACAATACAAATTATAATTATTTTTTATACGTTAAAGATGGTGATGATTATATAACATTAGATCATAGTTTATATACAAACATAAGACAGTATGAACATTATTCAAGAGCTGTATTAGATTCAAGGTCATTTAGTGGTAATTATATGTTTCCTGAACTAGCAGGTGGTGTAGAAGAAGGTAATTTTAATAATTGGGATATGAAGGGTTTTTTTCAAAGACAATGTGAATCAGCTTATGGTGCATCAGGTTCTATTTTAAATGCAGCAGAAATTCAATCAGAAAGTCAAGATGATACTACTTTTAATAATTTAAATTCATTAATAGACAATGGTGAAAAACCTAAAAGATGGTATAGAGAAGGAGATTCAATACAACCTTCTGTTTCAGATTTTGATACTGGTTTTGGTTATTTCACACACAACACAGGTAAAGGTTCAGGAAGGTGGATTATATTAAAACTAGAACCTGCACCTAGTAATTCTTTAGTCAATATAAAATATGATGGTCAATGGAGAGGTAACACTTTTTTATTAGCAGATTGGAGATTAAGATTTTTAGATGATAATAATGTTTTTCCTGATGAATATGAAAAAATAGGTTTTTTTGTTGCACCGATACCATTAAATGTATGGTCCCAATTTAACATAGAAACTTTAACATATACTGCTGTACTTAATGAATTTTTAGATGCTTTTTTAGCAAACACAGATGAACAATTAGATGAAAATGCTGATGTTATAGACGGTTTTTATCCTTATTCTGAAGCACCTATTTATGTTAATGTTGATGAAACTGAAAAAAATAACGGAACTTATTTTGGTGAAACAAGCAACATATCTAGTACAACAGAATGGAACAGCATTAACGGTTTGTATTATGGTGATAAAGGTTCATTTGACCGAGTTACTGTTGCTTCAGCAGATGCACACGATTTGTTAGCAATATTTGAGTTCCACCCTGATTTTGTAGAACAGTATAATTGGGCTACATCATTAACTATGAATAATACTGCTTTATTACATTCAGTTTTAGTAGAAAAAATTTCTGATAAACAAATTTATGCTTCTATTGAAGGCAGGAAAAACCATCTTTACACAGAACAATTAGACCCTGATACATATACACAAGAAATAGAATATAATTTATCTTTTGAATCATATATAAGTGGTACAATAGATGATGCTGTTTTGTTAGATAATTTTTATAATGCTATATTAAATATATTCAATGAAACAATGGAAGATGGTTCTGAAACTGAATATTTTGTAGGATACACATCAGGTGCTAATACTACTGATCCTGAATGGGACGTTAAAGAAAGTAATTTTATGTCAAATGGTTCATATATTACAGCTTTAAATAACAATTTTATAGGTTCATTTACAGGTAATAATTCAACAGAATTTCCACCTATTGTAAAAGATATAAATACGTTTATATTAATATTTGAAGCATATTTAAAATTATATAAACTATTTAGAAAATTTAGAAATTTAGAATCAGGAGTGCAAGGTGGATATAGTTATACTTTTAATTTAACTGGTGCTACAAATAATAGATTAAAATCAACTAACAATATTGGTCAAATCTTTAAAAATGAATTTTTTGTTAAATCTTTTGGGAAATGTATTTATGAATATTTATTACAAAGACCAATAGATTATGATTTAAACTTTGAAATAGATTTAAGAATACCAACATCAGGTGGCTGGTATCAAGATGCAGGTATATATTTTAATGGTTGGACTGATTACAATTTAAATTTTACAGATTTTATAACAAGTAATAGACTTTATCAAGATAATTACTCAATGGATTCTAATGTAACAAATTTAGATACATTATTTGAAAATTTTTACGCATATATTGATGATTTAACTGATACTATAAATACAGCATTTCTTGAAGATGGTTTACAAGACACTATGAACCTTTGTAGATTTATAGAATGGGATAGTACAGCAAGTCAATATGGAAGTGGTGGCTGGTGGAGTGCATCAAATATCAATAGCATAGGAAGTCTTTATAATGGTATTGGAAACGATCCTAATGCTGATTCAATATTATTACAATTACAATCTGATTTAACTAATTATGTTATTTCTGTTGCAGATGAAGATACATTTGAAGAAATTGGTGCAGAAGGCACTACAACAAATGGTATCATAGAAAAACCATCTGATGTTGTAATGAATATATTAAGCAATGAATTAGGATATGGTAAACATTATGAAGATCAAGAATTAGGGGATATAATAGCACCTAATTACAATGAATATGATATTCCTTCAATAGAACAATCTAGGTTAATACATACAGGTTGGAAAATGGGTTTTTCTTTAAATAAAAAAATAGATGGTAAAAAATTAATAGAACAAATATTAAATGAATCTCAATCCTATCCACGTTTTAACAATGATGGTAAATTTGGATTAATAAATATAAAAAATTCATACACAAGAGATGACATAAACAAAACTATCAATACAAATGAAATATTATCATACAAGTTTTCTGAAACAAAAAGAGAAGATATTATTAATTCTTGTACAATGTTTTATAGATATGATTACGGACATAGGAATTATACACTTTCTAAAACTAAAAATATAACAGAGTTATTACCTGATTATAATAATGAACAATTAAATAATTATCATTTGCAAGATACAGATGGACATAAAGATATAAATTTAAAATACCATTCAGATTCAACAACTGTTGATTATTTTTTAGATTATAAATTATTAAATCAATGCAATACACACAATTTATGTGATATGAAATTAAGTTTGAACCATATGGATTTGACTGTTGGTGATATTATACACATACCACTTATTAATAATGAAAAAATATTTAACATAGATTACAGTATAGTAGATTATAAAAACACACAGCCTATATACCCTTTATGGATTATAATGGAAACAAACATTGGAATTACTGATGTTTCAATTAAAGCATATCAATTACATTATTTAGGCACAGATGGAGTACACGGGTTTGTTTAGAGATAAAACATATAATGGAACATTAAACATAGAACAAGATAAAATTGTATTAGATACTGATTTAGATTATAATAAAATAGAAATACATTATACAAAAAAAATGAACATACAATCTTTGTTACCAGGTGATTGCATTTTAGAACAAAATAAATTATCTAGTGTTATTACAATACATAACAAAAACAAAAAAAATCTAACAGATTTATTTAATTACAAAGGCAAAGCAGTTATTTATAAATGTATTTTATTTAGAGATTTTGATTTAAAAACTAATCTATATGTAAGTAGATCAAACCTAGAATTATGGTCTACTCTTTCTAAAACAGAAAAAACAAGATCATCAGAACAAGTAATACAAGATTGGGCATCTATTACTAAAAATTGGGAAGATATAAGTTTTGATGGTGATAATTCTAAAAGAAAATATGTATTTAGAAAAACAACATACGATAAAGATGCTAAAACATTTAACACATTTTCAGAAATAAGGAAGAAAAATTATGGCTAATTCTAGTTATCAGATAGCAACAACACCAAAACTATATGTATCATACCCATTATTTCAATATGCAAGTGGTGCATTAGATACTTATAATAGCACTAACTCTGTTTTAAGTGATGAAGAAATGATAAAACTTATACAAATAGACCCTTCTAATCAAGTTGAAGTAATAGATAATGGTACTCTTGTTGATTTAAGATATAGAATAATACCCTCAAATTACACAATAGATGATGCTACTGATTTAGATACATTAGACAATAGTGGTATATGGAATTTTGATTATTATATGATATTAGGTCATAATTTTAATACATCAAGTACAGCAGCTTCAGCATCTGCTGTAAGAAATAATATTAATTATTCAATGGGGCAAACTGACATCATTAATGGTGTTGATACTTGGTCTGATTATGATGGTTGGAGTTTAATGAATGTAAACAACACAAAAGGTGAATGGTTTAGATTATCATTAATGGCTTCACAAATACAATGCAAAATAGGAAGTTTATTATGGGGAAAATCATATACATTTCCACAAAACACACAATTATCTACATCAACTAAATTTGAATATGGTATTAAG